ATTTAGTTGGAGAGATAGATACACCTAAAGATGATAAGATTGCGGAATAAGCTTCAGCAACCTTATTGTCTGTTAAGACTATATCATCTCCGAGTAGCGCATATCGGCTTCACTGAGGGCTGTAACCAGCTCTCATTGCAGCAATACGCACGACAACGTGGTGGCAGAGACTAAACATCGGTCAAGAGCTATATGCCCCCATTGGTTGCCCGACTGCATATTTGTATTCAGTCTGGTTCCATTGGGCCATAAACGCTTGATCGGTCAGTAGTCTCTTCCATGCCATGGCGTAGTCATCACCTACCAGTGCGCCTAAGATTCTTTGTTGAAAATCAACTGGGAATCTGTCGGTTGCACACGATAGGTCATAACTCCAATATGGCCCCACAGCCGGTAACCATTTCCGGAAGGAGTCCTGCTTAAAGGTACAATCACCTTTCATCCGTCTCAGCATGTCCATTAAGGACGTGTGAAGAGGTTTAAGTGCTGATTGAGTCCAATAATCCAGGATACCTATTATTCTTGATTTCCCTTCAGGATCCTTAACGATTGACAGTCTTCTTAAAGACTGGGATGGTCTAAGTTTGAACTTAGATCTCCATCGTGACAGGAGCCCTGGAATGGATTTCAAGGAGTCCATATAGGCGGTCAGTTGTTCTCCGCCCAGTGTCTGAATGTCTGCGTGCTGAATTTCAGTTAGCAGTGTCAGTTCACTGATGGAGGACAACAACGCTTGCCCATGTGGTCCAGATTTGGTTGTAAGGTGAGGCTCTTCCCAAACTGGTCTATCCAACTTCAGGCCAAGTCTCTTAACTACCTCGAGTCCTTCCGCCACTGTACTTTCGTACGATGGAGTAGGGATTCGGGGGTCCGTTAAGGAACTTGTGTCTGGCTCGACCCATCCGGGAAGGACCCTTGACACTAGAAGTAGTGTCAGGAGTCCTCTTTGGTGGTCGGGGTTATCAGAATGAAGCAGAGCTTGAAGAGGTCCCAACGATGTTGGGAGACCCTTCTTGTTCAGCCCCAGACCGATAACGGGGGACAGATCAGGGTATCCAGAGAGAAATCTAGTTACTTTTAGACGAATAGCTTTTATTCTTCTAATTGTCTCAAGAGATCCCTCTGCTTTATACCACAAGGAAA